GGTAGTTATTAAACATAGCAGGTTGATTTGAAGACCCTGCCTGCATTGGCGTTGCAGCTTGTGCAATAGGGATTGATCTTGCAATATTAGAAGAAGCTGCCGTAACTGGAGTAGGAGCTACACCTGTTGTTGGTTGTAAGGCAGGATTATAATAAACACCTGCATTTGGATCAGGCACAGGCATACCACCCTGATTAAACTCTTGAGGAGTATTATACTCGTCTTCATCTTCCATGTCAAGGTCTTCTATAGAAAAAGGTAAAGTATCCGGCATAATAGCTTCTTCGCTATTACCCATCTGACCCATATCTTCCATACGCTGCAGGCCAGCCTTTGCACGTTGACGTATTTTCATCAACTTTTCAAGACCAATAAAACGTACTACGTCTGCAGGAAAAACAAATTCACCCTCACTTAGTTGTGCAGGAATGTCATCACGAACTTCTTCTTGAGTAGAACCGGGCGGTACATCATTACCAGATACAGGGTCAACAGTGCCACCCTCATCCATAAGACCACCTTCGTCAAACATATCCATTTGTTTTGCCATGTTGTTCATAGTGTCATCCCTCAGCGTTAGCTACGTCCTCACGTAATCGTTTAATCTTACGTAGTACATCTATAGCACCTTGTGCTTTGTGTACCGTTATCATATTCTCTGATTGTTCTAGCACCTTATGATGCTGGTCTACCATGTTATCCAAATACTTACTGAAGTGGTCCCATTGGCGGTTGTTGCCCACCAACGGCTTGAGCTTGCTGAGGAGTTCCCGGCTGTTGTCCTTGTCCATTTGCACTAAATCCTTGTTCACCCGGCACAGGAGCCTGTCCTACGCCTATTGAGCCGCCACCAGCACCTGTAGGGTCCATTGCGTCAGCACCCGCTGGTGAGGCTCCTATGCCCCCTTGCGGAGCTTCTTGCTGAAACCCTTTCATAATCTCTGCCTGTAAAGCGGCTTCGTCCATATTGTTGGTAACTTTATCGGGGTCTAAGTCCATTGATTTTGCAATCTCACGGATTACATACTGGAACTTAGCAAAGGGTGCTAATGCTGGGCTGCTTGCAATCTGCAAGAACTGCATCAAACGCTGACTACGTACTTCATTAGCCATGAGGCTTTCAGTACCACGTGCCTTAACTTCTAGGTCTCCTTTGATTTCTTTATCAAAGTCAAACTGCATGTTAAAGCGGAAAAAACCCTCACCAAGAGGACGCAGCAGATAGTCATCTACGTTCTTAATGATTGTCTTAGTGCTTCCCTGTGCAGCACCCATAAGCATTGATATGCCGGATGCAGTACGACCTACACCAGAAATACCTGTTTGTCCATGAGCGAATGATGGGAAACCTGTGCTTTCATCTGCTAGTACACGTGCCTTATCAAACAGCATCATGTTCTCGCTGGATACGTTAGGAAACTTTGTACCGAAGATTGCCTGACCCGGTGCGCCACCCTGCCTACGGAATACCTTGCCCGGATACAGTGACAAGTCTTGACCGGGTACTAGGTTTGTCTCATCTACTTCTACAATCAAGTTACCTGACAGTACAGCATTGTCTACAGCCATACGCATAAAGCCATTCATCAATGTCTGTGTATCATCCATGTTCTCAGCAATACCTACACCAAAGAATGAGTATGGGTTTAGCTCATATGGTGCAGCATGGTATGGAATTTTAGCTGGCTTGAATGGGTTGAGAACCATGCGAAGCAGACGGTTATTACAGACCCACACGTTAGCTTGCAGTTCATCAAAGTCATTCAGTTCTTTTGGAATGTCTACGCCTTGCTCTTCTAGTAACTCAACGTCTACCATGCCCCAATACTCAAGCACTTCAAAACGATCAATGCCATGCTCTGGTGCATAGTCAGTCAGATCATCTTCCCAGTATTTCTTATTATAGTTTTCGCCCATAGCGATAGCTTCATTGATAACTTCACCACGGAAGTATGGACGTTTCTTTAGATTACGTAACTGTGTACGTGACATTTTGTGGCGTTCAATTACAAACTGTGCCTCATCCATATTGTTTGCATCTGGGTCTGGGTAGAAGTTCCAAACAGATACATGGTTTACTTGTGGTACAGTTTTAAAGGCTGGGTCGTATTCACCCTCATCGTTCCAGCTAGGATATTCTTTATCAATAGCAAACGGGCCTTTCATTACGCCTGTACCAAACAGTGCCATCTCAAATGAGGCATTACGTAAATGTTTAGATGCGCCTGACTCTTCTAACTGGTCATGTATTTTCTTCTGCATCTTTTTAGCTGCAATCATAGCAGGGCTAAAGGTGATTGCTGTAGGTGTCTTGCCCGGACCCTCTTTTACTTTTTCGTTAATGGGGTCTAGCTTGTTCTCCATAACACCAAGCTTATCTTGTAGGCTTGCTGCTGTAGCACCTGCTGGTAGGTCATTGCCATCTCCAGCAAACCCATAAGGGCTTAGTGCGCTAGTATCTTCACGTAACTGATCTGGCTCATTAGGATCAAAGTGTACATCTTCTACTACACCTTCTGGTAATTCCGTAGGTTCAACCGATAAAGGAAAACGCTGGTTAGCAAACAGAACATCTACAATCTGCCCATATGCTGCCAGCGTCTTAGTTTTTGTGACTTTAATAAAGACACGAGACTTTTCTGTTTCTGTAAATTGAACATCAGGTCCATACAAACCACGATAATTGCGGTAGGCTTTTAGCCAACGATCTTCGTCCTGATACCTATAATCTTCGGATCGCTTATAGCGTTCCATAATAAATGGTATAATCTTGCTTACGTCTACGTCAGAAACAGATGTATCGTCACTGTCTTCTAGTGCGATAGCATCATCTTCAATCATCATTTCATCTTCATTCATATTGCTTTTCCTCAGTATCCAAAGGTTGCGTCTGCTACTCTCATGCCGCCGCCGGGTCTACCCATAGGGTCATAGTCAAACACACTAAACTTTGGCCTAGACATTATACCATACCTTAACGCATCGTACAAGTGATCTTCCGAATGTGTGTCAATATCCTCTGGATTTTTCTTGTCAAGAGGAATGGACGGTAGCTGGGCAACGATGTTTGTGCAGTTATTAAAGAAAACAAGTCTAGGCTCCTCTGTAAATTCATCTACCTGTAAACGTCTGTGTATTTCGTTTTTACCAGCTACACGACTGCCTCTGCTTCTATCTGATGGTCTCCAACGACACCCTTTACTTACCATTTGTTCCGCAAGAGAAGGGCCAGTATCACCACGCTTATGCCACAGAGAGCTATCCAAAACACCATACTTAATAGTCCCATCACCAGCTTCTAATTCAAGGATCATATCTGCCAAATCTGTGGCAAGGACTTTAGATACATAGAGTTCTCGATATACAATAAGTTGTTCATTAGGTGCAACAGCAAACCAGACAACGCCAGACTTACTGCCGTAACCGTAATCGCAAGCCCTAAACTTAACCCAGTTATGAGGAATATCGAAAGGTTCAACAACATGAAGGTTACGATCAAACTCTGTAAAAGCCGCACCTTCTTTAATATCCCAGTCTCCGTCAAGGAGTTGTCTTCTTTGCTGCTCTGGCATGGAGAGTAGCATTGCTTCGTAGTCACCTGACTCCGCAAGGTATGGATTATCAGAAAGTCTTGCGGGTATAAATCTTCTTTTGTATAAAGGTCTTCCAGCCTTTGCGTGTCCTGCTGGGTATTTAAGAACTTCTCCTGTTTCAATATCGGTTGCATCGTAGGCTCTGTTATAAGGCGCAGGGTCAATAAACATTTTCTTAACCCAATGATGACCTCTACCGCCGGGGTTGGTCGTAGCCCTCATATAAATTGGCAAGTCAGGTGCAGTGGACCTAAGACGACTTCGCATGTAGTTCCATGCATATGGTGTGGCCCATTGTGTTAATTCATCAAAACCTATCCAGCTAAACGCTAGACCCTGATAACGCAAGACATCATCATCTCTGTCAAGATAAGACATCCACAACCTTGCGCCAGATGGTGCAGTCCACTGCATTTTTCTTTCTGACCATTTAATACCGGGCCAGATTTTTGGGTACAACTCCTGCGACTTAAATACAAGCTCTCTTAGCTCTTCTGTCGTGTGTCGTAAAAGCAAGCCACTAAATGCGGGATGCCCCATGTAACGTAATGGATCAGAGAGCATAGCATAGGACTTACCCCCGCCAGCACTTCCACCAAATAACACCTCTCGTTCTGCCGCTGCCAAGAAATCTGTCTGTGGGCCGGGATTAGGTTTAAAGAGTACGTTCTGTGTTTCTTCAATAGCCTGTGTTTCATATTCTACAGGCTTTATTTCAACTGTTGGCTCTGGAGCCTGTTCTTTCTTCTTCAAGGACTTTCGCTTTGGCGATTGCCTTTTCCGCATATTCTGCCCACTTGCGGATGCTTGTAGCTTGGTTCTTACGTCTTCGCTCATTTGCTAACCTTTTCCTTAACCCTACATGGGATATGTAACGTCCTGTCTGTGTACTTAGCCAGTTAGCTACTTCACGATAACTGTATTGATTTACGTGGCTACGTGCCTTCTCAAGTAAATCTAATTCAATCTGTATAGGTTGTAGTAGGTCGGGGTCTTCTTCATCCTGTTTATATCCGAATGGTACTGTACGTGCAATACGTGGTATAGCTACCCACTCGTTCTGTTCTTTAATATCTGTTGGCTGCGGTAGTTTCCACTTGCCTATGCTTCTAGTCATCATCTTCCACTACAGCTTTAGGTGGCATAAGCATGACACCTCCTGATGCTTCTACCTGCATCTTCTCAGTCTTAACCAAACCTGTGCGATCAAGTAGTTCTTTAGCTGCAGCCATCTTATCACGTATACCTAGTTCAGTTGGATCATGCAACCCACCTACCATAGCCATCGCAGCTTTCGGCGCATTACGTGCCATGTACATTTGAGTAGCCTCAAGTATCTCTTCTTTAAGACCTTTAACAATTTCTGAAGTACTAGAAGTGTCAGCATATCCTGCCAGTTTCTTTGCCTGCACCAAATCACCGCCAGCTTCTTCAAAGAGTACGTTGAGTAGTGTCTGTTGTTTATCTGTAAGTTGTCGTGTCATATTAAAATTCACCGTTATGCATAGCGTTTGCTAATTTTGTACTTCTTGATTTTACTTGTTTTGCCCACCTGCTGTCCAACATTTCTTTTGCGGCGGTAGGGTAGTCTTCTTCATAGATAGCACTCCACATATTAACAAACTTACACAAGCGGGGTACACCCATGTTGAACGCCATATCCATCAAGATAAGTTGACGTACACTGTCTAATCTGTCTACGCAAGGGTGCGCACGAACCAGTTCATCCTCGACAATCTGTACGTCATTTGTTGCTAGATAGACTGCATCAGCTTCTGTAATACCATATTCATATACATGGTCAATAGTAGGAATATCTAAATCGTCCAATTCCTGTTGGCTAATGCCACGGTCTTCTAGATTACGTCCGATACCAATTGTATCAATGCCTAATGTATCTTTATACACATTAAGTACTAAACCCTCATGCGCAATAAGTTTTTCAATAAAGTCTTCTCTACGATATTTCATTTTACTTTTGCCCCAATTGGTAATTTGTTCTATGGTTCTACCGCAACCAATACACCTAATACGTTCTTTATCTAGTACGCATATTCCCTTACAGGGGCTTTTCACTTTCGTGACTCAGAAATTCTGTGGTTAGACTGACCCGGATGTTTGCCTTCGTGGTTCATCCACACGGCGAAGGCTCCTGTCATTGCTCCTGTTACAACAGATACTAAACCAGCCTGTGCTGCACTGGGATCGGGTAAGGACATGAACCATTCGACTACACGCCAACTCATTAGCGTCATTACGAGCATCATAAATCTGGGTAGTATTTTCCATTCAAGTATTTTTTCCGCTGCCATAGTTTTCCTTTAGGTCTCATTACTTCCACGTCAGGACTGGGGCTACCTTTTACCAAAGAATTTAGTAGCACTGCGTACACCAAAGCTGGCAGCAACAATAACACCAAGACTGTACTGATACCACTCAGGCATTTCGTTGAGTCTTGCGAATCCATTTGCAACTACATCTTCCATACCCGGCACAAATGCTAGAATAAGCGGTATACTAAATAGAATAGTCAGCCACTCGTCTTTCCACGAGTTAGCTGATCCTTTAGCCATTTCTAAGTCCCAGTCAATTTCACCAGTAGCTTTTTTCTGCATTACTACAGCTTCAGCTTGAGCCTTTGCTACCTTAGTTTGTGCATTAGCTTTTGTTTGCTCAACCTTACCTGACATCCATGTGCCAGCAATCTCTGCGATTGGTCCTATGAGTAAGTTAAGCATTAGGCTCCCCGTCTGTACTTGGCGGTTTTCTTTGATATACTTTTAGGCTGCTTGACGAATTGCTTACCAGCACGAGTTCCTGCTCTTTTAGCAGCGGTGGTGGCGGCGTATTCCGAAGGCGATAGGGCTTTAATCGCTGATGCCGGAAGATAACGCTCCCCTGTTTGTTTGGAGGGTTTGCCACTCTTAGTTCTCCAGTCCTGATTAGTCCAGTTAGATAAACTTTTTTGTGATGGTTTGCGTGTAGACATAGATAAGTTATACCACTTCTATTTTGCTTTGTCAAGTATTATTTAGGTAAAAATACAAAGGCTAAGAATACTAAACCTAATGCTATGGCAATTACAGTACCAACTAACCCTGTCATCTTTATATTATCCATCATCTCTTGGTGTGCAAGCTGGGCTTCTCTTCTAGCTTTTGCTGCCCTTTCTTTGGCTTCTTGTATTCTCCTAGCTCTTTCATCTACAATACTTTTCCATGTATCAGGCCCGAAACGTAAATTCACCATCATAGCAATTTCTTGCATTTTCTCTTGTGCTACTTTAGCGTCAATCATTTCCTGTGCTACACTCTGAATACCGAACTGATCTGTTAAGCCAGTACCAGATTTCTTAGCACGTTTTTGTTGTACTTGTTTCTCGCCCTCAAAGAGATTATCTATATGCCCAGCGATTTCACTGATATCTTTGGCTGTACCTATAGCACCCTTGATACCGTCTACGGCACTCTTCACGAGTGCAATGCCTGCTAAAGTCTCAGCTATCATGTTGGTTGGTTCCTATTTAGGTTCTGGTCTGCATACTGCTGTTATAGTCAGTCTTTTGCCATCTCCTACTGGAACAGATTGTTGTCGGGACAATCTCTCAGCAAAGTAAAGGCACCTATCTATGTCTTCAAACTTCTGCGTTCTATCTATTATATTTGCGCCTAAGTACACATACAGCACAAAAATAACCATGTTATGCTGCTAGGGCAGGACTACTTGCTTCTACTCCCATCCACTTGCTCCACTCAGCGTAATAGTGACGCATACCTACTTCATCATGTATAGTTCCATTCTCGTGTCTTCCGTGCAAAATATTACGTGGCTCTGTACCTGTACGCATAGTTGTACCCTGACCTGTTACGCCGATTAAGTCTTCGTGCAGGTTTCTACCGAATGGCCCCCATATAGAGTTGTGATGCTTGATACGTGTCTGTCGTTCTTCAGGTGTATCTTTCTTCAGGCCATATCCACGAAACTCAATCAGTACTTTGTTTGGTCCTAGTGGTGTTACGCTATC